ATTGGCAAACAACCATTTAAAGACATCACATACTTAGCACAAATGTCGGATGCTTGGGCTTGTCAAGCAGGAACTGTGGCCGATCCAAGTAAAATAGAACAATTCAGGCCAAATCTAACAGAAAAAGAACCTACCTTTAAAGACGGCAAAGTTTATAATGCTGATGGTGAGGAATTTTATATTGTACATCAATATGATAGAGTTCCAGAATGGAAAGAAAGTGTGATGAAGAAATATTCATTAGAAGATTTAATAGTGATAAGGACATAAAATGAATTATGAACAAGAATTTATTGACGCTTGTAATAAGTCAACAGATATAAACGAACATTTACCTCGTCTGTCTGAATTGGCATCAGAGTGTAAACAAGTAACAGAGCTTGGTGTTGGTTGGGCTCAGAGCACAAGAGCTTTTTTAAGACACGGTAATGAATTACACTCATACGAATTTGATCCACTTCCAGGAGTTATGGAGTTTTTTGTCAATGCTCGAAAAGGCGGTCGTGATGTTAAATTTCATGTGGCCGACACACGAAAAGTTGTGATACATGTATATGAACAAGTTAAGGAAGAATTAAGACTTCATGCAGACAAAGCAAGAAAATATATTGGATTTCATGACACAACATCATACGAATTTAATGGTGAGTTTGGTGGCAAAGGTATATGGCCTGCAATTCAAGAATTTATAGATTCACATTCAGAATGGAAAATGATTGAACGCAGATATAACAATAACGGTCTAACAATTTTACAACGTGTCTAATATATCATTTTTTCATTGCGCTTCAATCTATAAAACTGCAACAGAAAAAGTTGTAGAGAATACTCGCAAATATCATCCTGATGATTATTATTTTCTTTGTGTAGATGCAACTCAAAACTTTTCTTATCTCGCAGAATCATATAAAACTGATTATCGATACTACATTGAGAAACTTGGTGGCCCACAACAACCATATGGTTATCAAACAGATAAAGTTTTAAAATTTCTAGAGAGATTTTATGAAGCTTGCAAACGATCACCAGCAACACACATAATGATGTTAGAGGATGATGTTTGGTTGAACAATAGAGTTACTGTCGATGATTCTTGGGAAATGGCCTGCCATGATATTGAGGGAGGCAATTTCATTCATCCAGAAGTTTTGAAAATGATAGAGGACTTTTCTGGTGTTAAAGTTGAAGAAAGGTCGAAGTGTTATGGAGGTGGTGGAGGTTCAATATATAAGATTGATACTTTTATAAAAAACTATGACCGTGTTGTAGATTGGTTTTCTAAAAATACAGAAGAAATACAAAAATATTATCCGACAATAGGCTGGATAGATTGTTTCATGGTTGTATATTATCTGTTATGTGGTAAACAGTATACAAAGAATTTATTTTTAGTGGATACACATAATCATCACGCCGGTTTTGATTATGAAAAATTTATGAATGAAATGCCAACAGGCACTCAGATTATTAACAACTACAAGAAATATTATTATGAATGAAATTGGAATAGTAACTGCTTTCTTTGATATTGGTCGTGGTGAATGGACACCAGACAAAGGACTACCACATTATCTACACCGAACAAACGATACTTACCTACATCGTTTTCGGCACATGGCACAACTAGAAAATCCTATGGTTGTGTACACATCAAAACAATTTGTCAAGGATGTTAAACTATATCGAGCAGAGCGTCCTACCGAAGTCGTTATTGTTGACTTTGAAAAGAACTTCACGCAACTTAGAGAAGATATCACTAAGGTACAAAAAAGTGAAGAATATTTGAACAAAATAAATCCCATGCAAGTGCGAAATCCAGAATATTGGTCGGCTGACTACGTTCTGGTCAATTTACTAAAATCAACTTTTGTAAATCAATCATTAAATCATTTGAAAACTGATTTGATTGCTTGGTTGGATTTTGGTTATTGCCGTGACGAATCTACTCTCAATGGTGTTAAAAAATGGTCTTATCCGTTTGCAAAAGATAAGATTCATTTCTTTAATATAAAAGATTGGGTTGAAGGTACTTTAATACAAGATGTTATTGCAAATAATGATGTACACGTAACTGGACCATGTATTGTTGGTGGTCGTGATATGTGGTATAAACTTGAACACCTTGTATACACACACACTTTGAAACTGTTAGAAAACAATTTAATTGATGATGATCAAACTTTATTGTTGATGTCTTACTTGTCTAATCCGGACATATTCGAATTACACAAAGTATCGAATCAAGATTGGTTTGTTGCATTTAAGGAATATCATGATAACACTTTATCTTAATTGTACCGCAAATTTAGGAGACTTTGTTCAAGTCTTACCTGTAATATCAGGTTTTGTTAAAAAGTACGACAAAGTAAATTTTGTTGTAAGGCATGACATGAAAAAATTCAAAGGGTTGATAGAATTTTTAAAATATCAAGACCTTTTTGAAACTGTTTGTTTTGATGATGAAGCAACAGAATATGGATCAAAATTGCTTCCTGCTTATATTGTAAGTTCTTGGACTAGAGAAGATAAAGGTGATCCTAATCGTCCTATAGAAACTTGCCGTTATGAGAATTGGTTGAAAGATCATTACCATTTTGAGTTTGATGTGGATGATGAATTTGTAATAAAGTTTCCAAAATGTAATGTACCAGTTGACATGGATGCCATTTATGTCGGTGATCGTTGGAATCATCAGGGGATCGATGACCGTAGAGAGACTGGCGTACTATCATACCTGAATAATTGCAAGTTCCTAGACTACAACAATGATCTCCTGACCAATTGTTATATTATCAGTACATCACCAAAACCTTTCATTACAAATTTTACTGGTATTGGTATGATTGCCGATTTATTAAACAAAGAATGCTTAGTGGTATGGAAAGCAGAAGATTGGAAACCAGAATATAGAGTTGGTGATAATATCAGTTGGGACAATGGCAAAGATATTAATAAAATATTCGAGAAACATTTTTATTTAAACAGAAAAGCAAAGTTGGTTCATGCTAGTGAATTGGATTTATCAAAACTATGATTGATAATTACGAAAAAATATCTTATGGTCATTGGTATCAAAGAACACCAACTGGACCAGGTCCAGATTATAGTAAAGTGTATTCACAGACACGATATGACACATATGCTACGACAGATAAAATGTCTGAGTTGAGATTCAATTTGTTAGAAAGAAAATTAGGCAAGTTCGATTCTATTTGTGATTTCGGTTATGGCAATGGTTCTTTTTTAAGATACTGCGAACAAACAAAAAAAATAAAAAATATTTTTGGATACGATATCTCTGATTATCCTATTCCTGATGGAGTATTTAAAATTAATGAACCTACAGATGTTGAAGTTGATGTCATGACTTTTTTTGATTCGATAGAACATCTATTACAAAGAGATTTAACAATATTCATTAATAAATTAAAATTAAAACACATTTGTATTTCTGTTCCTTGGATGCATGAATCTGAAGGTCCAAATTTCTTTAGAAGTTGGAAACATAGGAGAGAAAACGAACATATACACCATTTCGATTGTCATGGCCTTATCGGTCTTTTATTGTCATGCAACTTTAAAATAATTCATGTTGGAAATGATGAAGATGCAATTAGAACTCCTTACTCGAATTTACCAAACATATTAACCGTAATTGGAACAAAAAATTGATTTTAAATATCAATCTAGGTGTTTTTGGTGGCCCATTAAGGAACGGAGATCTTCTTGCTGTTTGTAATGTTGTTGAACATTTACGAAAACAAATTCCAAACTTAAAGTTTCACATGAAACAAAATTCCATTTCTTCTGAAGATTATGTTCGGAAAATGTATGATTTCTTGTTGCAGAATACTGATTTCTTTTCTTTAGAACCTGGAAACGAAGATTTGAAATGGAACAGAATAAACTTGTGGGATTATAGATCCATTTCTGGAGATGTTGCAACAATTAAGAACAAAGAAAAAATTGAGAAGAAAATTGTAATTTGTCCTTTATTTGATGCACCATATAATGTCTATAGAAACTGGCCAATAGAATTTTTCTATAATTTAATACAGTCTTATAATGACTATGATAATTACGAAAAAATTATTTGTATTAATAAACCTTTAAATCAAGAATTTGTAGGATGGAAGTACAGTACAGACTTTGCAGAAAATTTAAGACATATACAGACAGCTGAATACTTTATTGGTGCTGAAACGGGAACATCGATATTTGCATCCCTACTCGACCCAGCACCACCCAACCTAATCTATTATTATTCGGGTAGAGGTTTATTACATACAACTCCTTTTCACATATTCAACGGAAAAGGTCAGATGAAAAGTTATTGGTTGGATTTTGAGGGTTCTACCTGGCAATAAATCCAACATTTTGACATCTATGTATCGGATCGAATTTTTACAGATACGGAACACAGAAATCGATATGTTGTATAAATAAGCAATCGGGCAACCATAGTGTGTTGCATATCTAGAAGGAAATCAATGTATTCGTTTTTGTCTTTTCTAAGAGAAGAAACTGAGCCTAAACAACTCAAACATATACACCATGCGGAAGATAGACCTCTACTTCATGGAGAAGAAGGTTTTGATCATGCATACGGAGCTCTCCAACAGGCACATGAACATATAAAATCTGGAGGCGAGAGTTCTGCACTCACCATGAAATATGACGGTTCACCATCGGTCGTTTTCGGCCACCATCCAAAAACTGGTAAATTTTTTGTAGCCAGTAAGTCAGCATTTAATAAAACTCCAAAAATAAACTACAATTCAAAAGATGTTGCAAAGAATCATGGCCATGCACCAGGTCTTGCAGAAAAATTGAATTCTGCACTTGTACACTTAAAAAAGGTTGCACCTAAGACTGGTGTATACCAAGGTGATCTTATGTTCTCAGAAGGAGACAAAGAAGATAAGGGTGCCAAAGGAGTTTCATTTACACCAAATACGATTAAGTATACTGCAAAAGGTGAAGAAGCTGATAAAGTCCGTAAAGCAAAACTTGGCGTAGTTGTGCATACACAATATCACGGTGATGATATTACCACAATGTCATCCGATTCCCATCCAGATGTACACAATTTTAAACAGCATAATGATGTTTGGAGCAAATCAGTAAACCATGACACAAAACAGGTGCATTACTCTGACGCAGATCAAGAAACTTTTCAGCACCACATGAATGAAGCTAAAAAAATACATGACCAAAATAAGTCCATGTACAAGGCAACAGAAATGCATCGTGGAGACGCTGGCCATCTTGCAACATATATTAACCACACAGTTCGTACAGATGAAACACCAACCGCTCAAGGTTTAGCGAAACACATACAGTCAAAATATACTAAACAATCAGAGAAATTAAAAACACCGATTGCACAGTCAAGAAAAGAAGCAGAAGCAAAAACACATATAAATCACATTGCTTCAAATGAAAAACACTATAATAACCTTTTACAAATGCATAACCATTTGCAAAAAGCAAAGAATTTATTGGTATCCACATTAGAACAACATACTGGCGGTTTGGAACATCATATAGATAGTAAACCAACAGGTCCAGAAGGTTTTGTTGTAAATCATAAAAGTGAACCTACTAAATTGGTTAATCGTTCAGAATTTGCAAAAGCAAATTTATTAAAGGTAAGAAAGTGAAATCATTTAAGAATTTAATACAAGAAGAATTTAAAAAGCCAGCAGTTATTGCTTTTGGCAGAATGAATCCTCCTACTACAGGTCATTTAAAATTAATTGATAAAGTAAGAGAGACTGCTGCTCGTCTAAATGCACACCATGAGGTTATTGCTTCTCATTCTCAAGATAGCAAAAAGAATCCATTAACAGCACAACAAAAAGTTAAACATTTACAGAAATATTCTCCTGGTACAAATTTTGTTGCTGCATCAAAAGAACATCCGTCTATTTTTCATCATGCAGAGAGACTGAGTAAAGCAGGCCACGACCATTTGGTAGTTGTTGCTGGTTCGGACCGTGTAAAAGAATTTCATGATAGTTTAAACAAATACAATGGAAAACCAAATAAAGAAGGCCATGTTCCATACAACTTTAAAAAGATTACTGTAGTTTCTGCTGGATCTCGTGATCCTGATGCAGAAGGAACAGAAGGTATGTCTGGCACTAAGATGAGAGAACACGCAAAGAATCGTGATTTCGCATCATTCAGAGAAGGTGTTCCTTCTCATGTTTCAGATAAAGACGCCAGAGAATTAATGAGCGATACTCGTAAAGGGATGGGTATTAATGAGGATGTCAGTAGAGGACAGTTCAGAGCGATATTTGTTACTGGTGGTCCAGGTTCTGGTAAAGATGTTGTTATCCGTGAAGCAGTTGCAGAATCAAAAATTGTAGAATTAAATGTTGTGCAAGCGCAAGAATATCTAGGTGACAAACAAAAACTATCAGAGCAGTCTAAAGATTATCGCAGAGAAGCAATTAGAAACCGTGGTCCTTTGATTATCAACGGTCCAGCCGATGATCGTGACCGTATCATGTGGATCAAAGAAGAACTTGAAGATTTAGGTTACGGAACTATGATGGTATTTGTCAATACCACAAACGAAACCAGTAAAGAAAGAAATTCACTATTGTCCAGGACGATGGTTGAATCTGTGAGACACGATAAGTGGTTGCGATCTCAAGAAAATACTAAATACTTTAACGAAGTGTTTTCTAAGTTTATGATTTTTGACAACACAGGCGAGGTTAAAGAAGAAGATATCCATGATGTGTATGAATCTACAAATATTTTTCTAGATTCAGAAATAGTTGGTGAAACAGCCCAAGAGTGGTTAGAACGCCGCAAGTCAGTAGATATTAATAGATTATTTAAGGAATATAGAAATGTTAAAAAAGATAATAGATTTTCTGAAAGTAAAACCAGTCCAGTCAGCGAGCTCTTCCCAGGAATCCAGCTCAAGGTCCAACCAGAGCCAAAAGAAAGCAACTTCAGGCGGGACAAAGAAAAAGAAAAGTTAAAAAGAATAGTTCGTGCCCCAAGTGGTGCGATAAAGACACAAGGAGTAGGTCCAGAATTTGACACTCGCCAACAGGGAACAGTATACCCTATGTCAGGACTAGGCGATGTGACCTACCGAGAACAAAAAGAATTTAAAGATTTTCGTAAGCACAGAAATCCAGTAGCACACGCTTCACAAAAAGTAGGACCAGGATCAGGTAAACATAAACAAAAATCTAAAGATGCAGTTCGTGGTGAGAAACATAAAAAGAAACAATATCACGAAGCAATAGACGATCCTGGTGCAAACGATATGGGTGTTGCTGGAACTTTAGGTGGTTCTACAAATAAAGAACCTATGCAAAAAATTTCTGATACATACGGTAAAATTAAATTGTTGCGGAAAAATAAAAATGTTAAAATTTAAAGACTTTATTTTAGAAGTTGCTGCCTGGCAACGCAAAGAAGGTAAATCTGAATCTGGTGGATTGAATCGCAAAGGTATTGAATCATACCGCAGAGAAAATCCAGGTTCAAAACTTTCTATGGCTGTTACAACGAAGCCATCAAAGTTGAAAAAGGGTTCTAAGTCAGCAAAAAGAAGATTAAGTTTTTGCAGAAGAATGTCTGGCATGAAAAGAAAATTAACATCAGCAAAAACTGCTCGTGATCCTGATTCAAGAATAAACAAAGCTCTACGTAAGTGGAACTGTTAATAACGGAGAAAAAAATGTTCACCAAGTCAAAAGTAACTCAATCTATGGTCGATGCTGTAAACGAAGCACTCAAAGGCGACCAGCACAAAATCGATGCCAATAAGAATAAAAAAATCGATGCACAAGATTTTGAAATTCTTCGTTCTAAAAAAGAAGTCAAAGAAGAATTAAAAGGTGATCAGCATAAAATTGATGCCAATAAGAACAATAAAATTGATGCACACGATTTTAAAATTCTCCGTAAACAGAAAAAAGAAACTTATGGTGAAGAAGCAATTGCTAGAATCATCGAAACTTCTCATCTGAATAAAAATAAAAAAGATGATGTTCCTTTTACTCCTGATAAACCAAAAAAATCTCCATCAGCTATAGCTGGCAAATATGGTCAATCATATTCTACTGTGCGCCATCTTGCTAGACTAGGAATGAAGCAAGTAACGAAAGAAGATGTTGATTTAGATGAGGCTCGTAAACTGGAAGGCACATATTCAAATAAAAATGGTCACGAATCAAAGGTATACAAACTATCCGGTGAACATAATGAAGGTGATCCTTATCACGTTAAACTTTTTAAAAATGGTAAGCATCATGAACCAGCTGATTACTTTACCAATGATAAAGACGATGCTCATTCAACAGCCAAGGCAATGGTCAAGGAAGAAATTGAACTTGAAGAACGTACACTCACAGAACCAGAAGCAGCAGAAAAAGAGCGTATTGTTAAAGGAATGAAAAAAGGTTTGCAAGGTTTCAAACAACGATATGGTGAGCGTGCTAAATCTGTTATGTACGCAACAGCAACAAAACTTGCTAAAGAAGATACCGTACAAGAAGGTGAGAATAAGCAAGTAAAAGGCGGTGATCCTTGCTGGACAGGTTATCAAATGGTTGGCATGAAGAACAAAGGTGGCAAGAAAGTTCCTAACTGTGTTCCAGAAGAAACACAATGTGACACACCAATGAATCGCACAACCAAAATTGCAAAGTCAGCTTTTGAAGCAGTAAAGAACAGAACAAAAGTAAAATGAAAAAATTAAATTCTATTCGAAAAAATCCTGAGCCTGCCAGAGGACAAAGTGGAATAAATCCACTTGATCCTTGGGGTGCAAAAGCAGGTATCAATGAAGAACCAATCAATGAGATATCTGCTCGTGCATCTGAATCTGATTTACTATCTAGATATTTAAAAGCTAGAGGCATTAATCCAGAATATGTGCCAAAAAATACAAAAGTTGCACATTCTAAATCTTCAGAATTTATGAAGTGGAAAACAGACCATGCAAATGATCGTTTTGAATCGGTTATGACAACACATTCTCCTACAGGTAAAAAGTTTCATCAACTGAAAAAATCTGTTCATACTCATTCGTTAATTGAACCTGTTCACACTAATGGTTTGAGAAAAGAAGAAAAAGATAAAACAGATACCGTAACATTAAATATACCTCTAATGATTCGTATGTTAGAGTTGGCAAGAGAAGATATTAAATCTGATGCTGATCTACACAAGGTTATTGAAAAACTTATCAGTATCCGTGATAAAGGCACATTGACAATGGATGACTATGATTTTGTTTCTAAGATACAAGAAGCATATAGTCTACCTACTGCATCTGATGCTGATCATGAACACGTTAAGAGACATTTGAGTTCTGTATTAGGTGTACATAGTAAACCAGAAGAAAAGAGTTCAGTACCTGCTGTTCATCGTGCAATACAAAAAGTTTCTGGTATATCAGACTCATCGACAAGAAGAATGTCTAAAGATATTTTAAAATCATTAGTACAGAAACATAGAATTGTTGTCGATAAAGATCACAGACAATTATTAAACAAAGAATCAACACAAATAAATGAACTTAGTCCTGCAACTAAAGCGTCATATAAAGAGAAAGCAAAACAAACAATTGCTCAGCTCAAGCCACACGCAAAATCAGGCGAGTATAAAGATATTGCTCAAAATATTATTAAACGCCGTGAAAAAGGTTTATCAATGGCCAAAGAAGAAATTGAAACAGCCAATGAATCTTCAGCCTACGGTAGAATTAGTTCCAGATTCAAAACACTATCTGGTCGTTCACTTGATGCAGCTGCAAAAGAACATGGTGATGAAGCTAAGAGGCTTCAAAAAGAAATAGAAGCACAACAAAAAGAAATAGATCGCCGTAAAGCTGCATTGAAACAAGAAGAAGTTGGACAAATTGATGAAGTAGAAAAAAAAGAATATTCTAAATCTGCTCGCATTATCAAAAGCATCTACAAAAGAAAACATATGAAAGAAGATATGTATGATTTTGAAAAAGGTGACAAACAACAATCTCAAGATGATAATGTTGGAGACGATAGAAAAAGACCTAAAGCCAAAGCTATCATGACTGGTGGTAAAACGATGACCGGTCAACAAAGAGATGATGTGGAGATTGATCCAGAAATGGCTCGAAAACCTAATCCACCAGATGGTTTTGAAAAGGACTATGGAAAGAAATCGGTTTAAATAATAGATAAATAAGAAGATAACCCAAGGTTAAAGGAGAAAAAAATGCCATCATGGGGTAATAACGATAACGCAGCCAACGCACCATATTGGGCTGTAAACTCAACAATTGTCAATGCGACTAACGTAAAAAATAATGCAGCTGGACCAACAGCTGCAAACGTTGCATTGTTGTTCAGCAATACCACAGCTGATGTATATACAGTAAATGCGACCATCGGTCTCTTTGGTGTATCTGCCGCAGAAGCTGCAGCTGATCTAAACACAGGTGCTCATACTGGTTGGGTATTGCGTACAACTGGTTCAGGTGGTCGTGCAAACCGTGTTCAAGAAGAAGTTCTCGTTGCGATGAACACAATGAATAGTGACTACGAAGATACCACATACAAAGATGCGGTTATCACAATCACTTCACAACCATCTAACGGTTCTGCTGCGAATGGCGCTGGCAACACAGTAACATTTACTGTTGCAACATCTGTTGTACCATCTGGAACATCATTGACATACTACTGGCAGTACAACGATGGTTCTGTTTGGGCCAACACGGCAACTGCTGGAACATTCTTCACAGGAAATACATCTACAACATTGACAGCTAATGCAGCAAACACTTTCTTGAATACATACAAGGTTCGTGTAATTGTTAATGCAGCAGGTGCAACTAGTGTAACTTCCGCAAACGCAACTATTACGATCACTTAATAAATAGTTTGCTTTTGGTGGTTTTGTGTTGACGACAACGGAGACATCCTAAAGGTTGTCTCCGTTTTTTAATATTAGGGTTTGAATTGATGTTTGATGATTTAAATGAAGATAATTTTACTTTATATGCAATGAAGTGTTATGAAGCACCAAATTGTATTATGTCTGAGTTTGAAGGAGATATAAAACGAACAAAATATCTTAAAAGATTGTTTCGTAGATATAAGATCACAAAAACTCTAAAAGAAAGATTGATATTAAATCACATTATTCTATTGAACAATGTTTTTGGTCCAGAAGCAACATCAAGAATATTATTCTATAGGATTGATGAAAGAGATTATGATATACTCAAAACATTTCTTTTATATTTAAATATATTACCAGAAGTAATAAAAGGCATTAACGGCAAATCAATTTTAACAAATGATATTCCAATAGATATGGATATCGCAGAAAAGTTGAGAAAAATATGACATACGACATACTCACATTCAAAAAATACATGGAAAAGAAAGATGAACTCAATCATCTTAAACACCAATTAAAACAAGCACCAAGTGATGAAGAAAGAGAATCACTAAACAATCAAATCAATACAACAACAGCCGATGCAATGGCACATCTAGGTAAATTACATACCGTAAAAGAAGATGGTATCGTTGCAGCTGCACCAACAAATGTACAAGGTTCTGGTGCTATTGCTGGTACTGGTGGTGCTGGTGGTGAACCAGGTGTTAGCAGAAGAAGAAATCCAATATTGATGAAGTTGATAGCAAGAAAGAAACCAAAGTAAAATGTGGTATTTGTCATTCATTCCTGATATATGGTTGACATATGCAGTTCATGCCGTTACAATATTAGGATTAATTGGTGTAATTGTTGGATTCTTAGGCAGTAAAATACCTTTTGTTAGCCACTATGGTGGTGTTGTAAAAGGTATATCAACAATTGTACTTTTAATTGGTATCTATTTTGAAGGCAGTATAACTAATGAAATGATGTGGCGCTCGAAGATTGCAGATTTAGAAAAAAAAGTTGATATAGCAAAACAAGAATCTAAGAAAGCAAATGAGCGCCTAGATAAAGAAGTGAGTGAAAAGTTAAAAGGTATTAAGGACAACTTTAATGTCAATAAACAAGAAATTGAAAAGAATCGTGAAAGCATTGACGCTGAGTGTAAGCTTAGTGATACTGCCTGGTTGCTTTACAACCGTGCCAGTCAAAATGCCGTTTCCCGAAGCACCAGCAAACCTACTGGAACCAGCAAATAATTTAAAACAATTACCAGAAGAAAAGAAGTCTCTTTCTGATCTTTTGGAAAATGCCAACGAAAATTATAGTATGTACTACACACTCAAAGAAAAGTATAATGCTTGGATTGAGTGGTATAATGAACAAAAAAGAATTCATGATAAAGTAAAATGAGTGAGAATAAATCCGCACCAGAAGAACTTCTGTCCGAATTATCCAAAATAATTCAAGAAGGTCGAAAATCTAAAGTAGACAAATTCAAAGAAAAGTTTGATGTTGAAATCAATGCATCTGATTTCTTAGGAGAACTTACAAAAATAAAACAAGAATTTGAAAAACTCGAAGAACAACTTCCTGATCTCGTCATCGAAGAACCTACGATGGAACCTTTACCAGAAAATGTTCCTATTGTAGAAAAGCAAGAAGATGATTTGGTGGAAGCTTCTGCCAAAGTAATTAAAAAAAGAATACACGAAGTAACAAATTTGTTTTCTTTGCCTCCTGTTGAAACATATCCAACTACAATGAAATTGATTCAGAAAAGAATCGAAATGATGGAACAATGGATATACAAAATATCAGCAGAAGGTCCTGGTGGTGGTGCAGGAGATGTAATTAACTTAGATCATCAAACAACGCTAGTGACATCATCATCCTACACAGTTAGTAGAAAAGATTATTATGTTGGTATTAACTATGCTGGAACTGTAACAGTAACTTTGCCTGCGGTTGCTAAAAATGGTAGATACATTATAATTAAAGATGAATCTGGACGATGTTCAAAGTTTCCAATAATTGTTCACGGAAATGTCGATAATGATGTAAATGGTTTTATATTAAAAATAAACAATGGTGGTATACAAATGATTTATAGAAATGGGTGGAGAATAGTATGACATATTTGTTCCAAGAAAATACAAGTTATGATGCATTTGGTCGTGCAAGAGTTAGTGAACCATTTACGCTTGGAGATTATAAACACGTTTATGGTTTAGATCCAAATTTTATAGATTATACTGTAAATGGCGCAACTGTAACATTTCAACCTAATCAAGCGTGTGCCAGATTAACAACATCAAGTAATACAACTTCTAGAGTTGTGCATCAAACTAAGTTTTATCATCACTATATGCCTGGAAAAAGTCAATTCATTTTTTCTAGTTTTAATTTTTATTCAGCGGTAACTAATGTCACAAAAAGAACTGGTTACTTTGATGATAATGACGGTATTTACTTTGAGCAAACCGGAAACGGAACATTAAACATTGTATTGAGAAGTTACGTTTCTGGAAGTCCAACAGAAAGAAGAATTCCACAATCTCAATGGAGTGAAGATAAATGTGATGGGACTGGAGCTAGTGCTTTTAATTTAGATATTACAAAAACTCAATTATTATGGATTGATTTTGAGTGGCTTGGTGTCGGCACAGTTCGTTGTGGATTTGTTAACAATGGAGAATTTGTAACTGCTCATAAATTTCACAACAATAACAATTTGGCAACTGTTTACATGAGCAATCCAAATCTACCTGTTCGATGTGAGATGCTTAACACGGGAACAACTACAGGTGGATATTATGACCAAATATGTTCTACTGTTATGTCAGAAGGTGGATATGTTGAAGCAGGTATTGATTGGGCAGTAACAAATACACCAAGATTACTCTCTGCTGGAGCAACGCTCCCAATCATGGCGATTCGATTGAAGAACTCATTTAAAACATATAAAAACAGAATGATTGTTCGTATGGGTAATGTTAACATATTCAGCGATGGTGAAAATATAAAGTACCGCCTCATAAAGTTACCAGATTTGAGTCAATTAACTGCGAACACTTGGACATCAGTTGATGATGATAGTGGTGTTGAATATAATGTGGATGCCACAGCATTTACAGATGGTGATGAAATAGACAATGGATGGGTTAGTGCTTCAACGCAAGGTAGTCAGAAAACTGGTGGATCTCCTGGGTCAAATTTACCTTCTACTGCAAAGAAAAATTATATTGTACAGAATTACGATTCGACCAACTCAGAAATTTATGTTATTGTGATAACAAATATAGGATCGCAACCCACCAATGTTGGAGTTGGACTCCAATGGCGAGAGATTTATTAATAAAAATAATTTAAATTACAGGTAAAAATATGAAAAAATTACTATTAATAACACTATTATCCTTTTCACTCTCTGGTTGTGCATTGTATGACATCTATATGATGGCCGGATATGATACCAATGAATATTCACTCATCACAAAGGTAAGAACTATCTCTACCGTCTCCGACTGTTCCAAAGATTCGATAAAGTCTTTATATCAAACTACTGTACAGTTTAATCAATTTACTCAGTATATACCAAGAAACAAAGAAGCTCACGATTTGAGTAAAAAACTACTATCCATAGTAGAAGAATTGCATAAAAAAGACAATCCTAGTCCTGTATATTGTCAGGCAAAACTAAATACAATAAGCAAGACATCTGAACAAATTCAACGTGTCATAGGGAGTAAACAAAGATGAGTGATGTTCAAAAAATACACAGTATGGCCGCACAGGTACAGGTCTATCAACAACAGCACCAGGCTGGCCTAATTACTGACGCAGAATTCAAAGAGTTAATAAACGACCTTAACATTATGGAAACTATTGAAAGTTCCTCTATGGAAATGAAACTTAAACAAGATTATCAAGAATTATTAGCAGGTGCGGTAAATGTAGTTAAAAACTTACCAGTTTAAGGAGATTGCATGGCTCGAAAAACTAACACAGCAGTTAGGTTAGTAGAACAAGATAATAATGAACCAATACAAAGGAAACAAACCGGCAATCACTTAAAGATAAGAATAGACGACTTAAAAACATTTGATCCTCTTACTGATAATCAGAAACAGTTTTTTGACGCATATAAAAGAGGCGACTATTTCGTAGCATTACATGGAGTAGCAGGAACAGGTAAAACTTTCATTGCTCTGTATAAAGCGATTGAAGAAGTCTTAGATAAGAACAATCCATTTAACAAAATAATTGTAGTTCGTTCTGCTGTACAATCTAGAGAGATAGGTCATCTTCCTGGTGATGTTACAGAAAAAATGGAAATTTATCAACAACCATACAGACAAATTTGTGATACTCTGTTTGGTCGTAGAGATGCTTGGGATAGATTAGAAGAACAAGGTTTCATTCAATTCATTTCTACATCTTTCATTCGTGGTATGTCCTTTGATGATGCGATCATTATTGTTGATGAAATGCAGAACATGAACTTTGAAGAAATTGATACCGTTATGACTCGTGTTGGTTATCGTTCAAAGATTATATGGTGTGGTGATTATCGTCAAACCGATTTGAGAAAAAATAATGATAAGTCTGGACTGTTAAAGTTTTTTGATATCGCTCAACATATGGGCGCTTTCACCAGAATAGAGTTTACCGTTGATGATATCGTGAGAAGTTCTTTAGTTAAAGATTACATTTTGGCTAAATTAAAATACGAAGATATTAACGAAGGGAAATAAAATGTTAGATACTATTTTTTGGATTGCAATTGGAGCTTTTGTTGGTTGGAATTTTCCACAACCTTTTTGGGCTAAAATGATTCAAGAGAAAATAAAAGGCATGATTAAAAAATGACACTAGAACAACTAAAACAAATTATAGGAAAAAATCCTTATGCCGAATATTGGCACAATGCTCTTACTGTTTTGTTGCCTGATTATGACATCAATACACCACAAAGAATTGCAGCTTTTATGGCACAATGTGGTCATGAATCAGCAAATTTTACAGCACTAAAAGAAAATTTAAATTATCGTGCTGCAACTCTCCGTAAATTGTTTCCTAAGTATTTTCCAACAGATGAACTAGCAAATGAGTATGCAAATAAACCAAACAAACAGGAAGCAATTGCAAATCGTATCTATGCTAATCGCATGGGCAATGGCGATGAAGCATCTGGTGATGGATATAGATACTGTGGCCGTGGACTGATTCAATTAACAGGTAAAGAAAACTATTCTTGGTTTGCCGCTTCAATTGAAATATCTGTTGAAGAAGCATCCGAATATTTACAAACATTTGAAGGTGCTGCTCAATCTGCTTGCTGGTTTTGGGAAACAAATAAACTAAATCAATGGGCTGACAAAGGCGACATTCTCACATTAACAAAGCGTATCAATGGTGGCACCATTGGTCTTGAAGATCGCATTAAACATTATGAACACGCACTTCATGTACTAGGAGTTCATTAATGGATGATAAAAAATTAGCAAAAGGTCTAATTATTTTATTATTGCTTCCTCTGACATTGGCATATTTTAGTGGTGACCGATTCCGTTATCCGTGCCAAGATCCCCTAAATTGGGATAATGATATGTGTAAACTACCTTACTGTGATGTAACAAGAACTTGTCCTCAACATATTTTTAAAGGTCAAAATGATCCAAGAGTAGGACCGGGAGGAAATAAACCTCTTACACAAAATACACCGATAACACCAACAACTGGAGCAACTTGCAAATGAACTTGAATATTTTAAACAAAGAAGAAAAGAAAGACGATAACTTCATGTATACTGAAGAGCAATTAATGGCTCGACTAAAATTCTTTATTGGTATATGTTTAGCACTTACATTATTTGGCATTGTGTTTGTAGTATTGTATTCGTTAATTTTTGTAACACAACCTCTCAATGCTATCTCTCCAATTGATCAAAAATTCTTTGAGTTGATTATACCTATCGCAACATTCTTGACAGGCACATTGTCTGGTATCATGTTGGCTGGTGGTGATAAAGATGCACAGAAGATGGCACTACAAGCAGCAACACGACCAACAACAGTATCATCATCACCAACAACTCCATCTACGCCAAGTCCATCACTCGGTGGTATGTCTTTAGGTGGTAATAGTATGAGTATGGGTGCTGCGCCAATTTCACCAGCAACATCTTCTTTTACGCCATCTGTAACAATGAGTTCTACAGGTAAACCAATGCCTGTGCTACCACCTCAGCCGGAGATTTAATAAATGAATTGGTTAAATAGTATGTTATCTGATGGACACAATCGTTCCATAAGTAGTAAAAGAGTAATAACATTCTTAGCATTTTTAATATGCGCCTTTGCATTGATTGCAGATACATTTGGTTATAAAGTAACTCCATCATTATTCGATTCGATGATATATCTTGTTATTGCAGGACTAGGTTTTACAGCTTCAGAAAAATTTGCTAAAAAGGAAAATAAAAATGAAAGCAATTAACACATTCGTTTGGTCATTTATGGTTGTTTGTGGTTTTATGGTAGCTGATATGCCAGTCTCTAAAGCTGCTGAGACCAAAAAATCTTGTGTAACACAAAAAGATCCAAAGACAGGTAAAGAAAAAGAAGTTTGTAAAGAAATCAAAGTACACAAAAAATTAGAAGGTACTCCTGTACCAGAAAAGAAAAAATAATGTCGGAAGAAGTATCTGATCTGAAGGTTGATGTGGGTGTTCTAAAAACGCAGGTATTGACTTTATCTGCGTTATGTAATAAGATGGATCAAGTTATCGAAAAGATAGTGGATACCCACGACCGGCACATATCGAAAGTATACTCAGACATGGAAAACCGCAGATTAGAAACAGACGGAGATATTAAAGAAATTCATGATCGAATTGATATGGTATTGGACAAAATGGAAGCTTCAAATCAAAGAATCATGGATGAATTTAAATCTCTGCGATCAGATATGCAAGACCACAATCAAAATGAAAAAGAAGCTTTAGACAAACTTCTACAATGGAAGTGGATGGTTGCCGGTGGTATTATTGTTGTTTCATGGTTGATTTCTAATGTAAATATCAATACAATAGTGAATTCAATTAAATAAATTATTTTTTATATTATGAGCATTTTTATTGACAGGTCTTTCCTGATGATGGTATCTGGCAAGTTACAAAGATTTCAACGAAAGAAGGATGATCTTTATAACTTTAGATGCCCATATTGTGGTGATTCCCAAAAGAACAAAATAAAAACTCGTGGTTATGTCTACCGCAAGAAGAATGACTATTTCTTCATGTGTCATAATTGTGGTGTATCAACCACATTCTATAATTTCCTAAAACACGTTGATCCAGAATTAATAAAAGAATATCAATTAGAGAGATACAAAAACGGAGAAACAGGAAATAATAATTATCCAAAACCATCATTTGATGAATATAAAACAGAAAAACCAGTATTCAAAGAAAAATTAAAACTAGAAACTATCGCATCTTTGCCTAACGAACATTTTGCAAAAACTTATGTAGAAAAAAGAAAGATACCAGAGAAACACTATTCAAATTTATATTTTGCTGCAGATTTTAAAAAGTTTATAGAAGAACTTGGAATAGAAAAAGATGGTTTAAAAACTGATGATCCTAGATTGGTTATTCCTTTCTATGATAAAGAAAAAAATCTAATTGCACTTCAAGGTCGAGCACTTGGTGAGTCCAAACTCAGATATATAACTGTAAAGATGCATGATGATAACAAAAAAGTCTTTGGTTTGGATAGAATTGATGAAGAAAAACCTATCTATGTTGTAGAAGGACCTATTGATTCGTTGTTTATTGATAATGCAGTAGCCACAGCAGACTCCAATTTACAATCGATTACCGAAGTTTTGGACAAGTCCAAAGTGGTTTTAATCTTTGACAATGAACCAAGAAATAAAGAAATCGTCAAGCAAATTGAAAAAGCCATAGATGAACATTATAATGTTGTAATATGGCCAGAGTTCGTTGATGATAAAGATATTAATGATATGATCTTATCTGATTTTTCACTGGATGAAATTGAAGATATTATAAGTAAGAATACATTCGTTAATTTGAGAGCAAAAATGGAATTCGTGAATTGGAAGAAAGTTTAAATCATGAAAGTAGAATTGATATCATACACACAACCATCAGAACGGTTTGCGGAGAACATGACAGAACTGGTTGCATTTTGTGCCAGAGTGTCGAATCCAGGAAACCAACACAACCATGTAACTAGTGAGAAGTTAATTCGTTATTTGATTAAAAATCAACATTGGTCACCACTCGAAATGGTGAGCATATGTTTAGGTATAGAAACAACTCGTGACATAGCAAGACAAATATTGAGGCATCGTTCTTTTTCTTTCCAAGAATTTTCTCAAAGATATGCTGATCCAACTAAAGACTTGGATTTCATACCTAAAGAAGCAAGATTGCAAGATGAAAAGAATAGGCAAAACAGTATAGAAGTAACTGATGATTCTTTGCAACAAGAATGGTTATCTGTTCAAAATCGTATAATTAGTGAAGCAAGAACAGCATATTCTTGGGCTATTGAAAATGGAATTGCAAAAGAACAAGCGAGAGCTGTATTACCAGAAGGTATAACAGAATCTAGGCTTTATATGAATGGAACACTTAGATCATGGGTACATTACATACAACTACGCACAGAAAAAGGAACACAAAAGGAACATCGTGAAGTTGCTGATGCGTGTGCTACAGCAATTGAACCGATATTTCCAATGATTAAAGAATTTGTTGGCAATGAAAGTATGGCTGTATTTGCAACGAAATAATAATAATAAAGGTAAGATATGGAATATCTAGGAATCAATATTGATTTACAAAGAGATAATTTATTTGATGATCTTGGAATTAAAAGACTTAAAGAATCGTATATGCGTGAAGATGAAGAATCTCCACAATGTCGATTTGCTTATGTGTCAAAAGCTTTTGGAACGGATTTAAATCATGCACAAAGATTATATGAATACAGCAGTCGTCATTGGCTCTCTTATTCTACTCCCATTCTTTCTTATGGCCGCAGTAAGCGGGGCCTTCCTATATCATGTTTCCTTAACTACATTGAAGATACTGCTGAGGGATTAGTTGATAATTTATCCGAAACAAACTGGCTTTCTATGCTCGGTGGCGGAGTGGGCATTGGCTTTGGTATTCGAGCCGCTGATGATAAGTCTACGGGTGTTTTACCGCATCTTAAAATATATGATGCTTCCTCTCTTGCATATCGCCAAGGTCGTACTCGTAGAGGCTCTTATGCTGCTT